TGTCAGCGGCGGGGTTTGTCGCAATCAGCGCAGTTGCCGCAGCGGCGGCAGCGACCGCGCCGCCTATTGTCTTTGTCCTTTTCTTCATAAAACATTTTCCTTTCTATTTTTAATTCGCTCCCTTGCCTAAATGGCTTTTACTTTGCCCCATTGCCTAAAGGGGGGTGGGTTGCCGGTGGCAATGCCTCCCTTGCCTAAAGGGGCGCTGCTTGCCGGTGGCAAGCGCTTAGCGCCGACCGAAGCGGACAGCGGAGATAGGGTTTTGCGACAGTAAAACTCGGGGGGATTCAATTCTGCACTCTGCACTCTGCATTCTGTTTATTCGATTGCCTCTACAATCATTGTACAATAGGGTACGCAGGCGGTGGGCATCGTGGTAAACTTTTCGTTTATCTTATCCGGGTCGTACGAAAGCAGATTATCTGCTTTTACGTCGCTGCTGTGCAGAACCAAAACATCTCCGCTTGTGACCGAAACAATCTGAGCGTTGAGCGAGTTTCCCAGAACCCCGTATTGGTAACGCCCCTGATAGTCTCCGCCGAAGCCAATCATTGTTCCGTTTTTTCGAAGCGCAACCATATTATAGTTCCACGTTCCGTTGCCGTCGCCGGGGACGTGGCTTCCGTAGGTGACCTTTACAAGGCTCACGCCTGCGGGAATTGTGACCGAATATGCTGTGGCTGAGCTTATGCCCTCGAACTTTCCGAGGCCCAAAAACTCTCCGTTATGCCATTGGCAAAGCGAAACGGTGTTTGATGATGAGGTTTTGGGGTTTATGCAAGTCCATTTTGAATAACCCGATACGGTACGGCTATTCACATCTGCAAAACTACTGTTAGTAGATATTTCAAGACTTCTTGCAAATACCTCGCCTCCAACAAAATCAGCGTTTAATTCAACCCGTTTGTCGTACCCGGAAACGTACTGTACAAACGCATAAGACACTTCCCCATTTGCACCTTGCACCTCACCCATATACATTGACATTATCCAATACCCGGTTGATGTTGAACTAAAACCGGGAAGATCACTTTCAAACGAACCGCCGCTGTTCCATAGCACCTTTGTCTTTATCAATACATCTTGTAACTCTACCCAATCCGTTGAGTTTATAACAACCGTATCTATACTCCTTGTTTCAACTGTATTTGTATCAAGGTTATCAAGCTTTGTCTTGTAGCTGTCCGTAAAGTCGTTTGTTGACAGTCCTTTCCCGCTGACTTTGTCGACCTTATCCTTGACCTTTGCGACTTCCGCCTTTTCCTCATCGGTGTAATCGTTCGCAGACAATCCTTTGCCCGCAACTTTATCAACCTTACCGCTTAAATTTGTGTCCAGATTATCAAGCTTTGCTTTATATGCAACGGTGAAATCATTTGTTGACAGTCCTTTTCCACTTGCCTTGTCGACCTTGGTATCCTTTAAGATTTTACCTTGATTTGCCGACAGCGCACTCGTTGTCGATGTACTCGTAAGATTATCGACAACAGATACCCCCGTACCTCCGGTTGCCAAATCGTCAACATACTTTTTTGTTGCGGGCTGATAGTCCGCCGTCGGCGTAAAGGCGGTTGTGTTGGTCTTTGTTAAAACCTCTGTTTTATCCGCCTTGCCCGCAAGTGTCTCGGATATATTTGTATTGAGGTTATCAAGCTTTGCCTTGTAGTCATCGGTAAAATCGTTTTTTGACAATCCTTTACCTGTGACTTTATCAACTTTTGCGCTTAAAGTTGTATCCAAATTGTCAAGCTTTGTCTTATACGCAGATGTAAAGTCATTGGTCGATAAGCCCTTTCCACTTACCTTATCAACCTTATCCTTAACCTTTGCGACCTCGGCTTTTTCTGCGTTGGTGTAATCGTTTGTCGATAACCCCTTTCCGCTTACTTTATCGACTTTGTCCTTGACTTTTGCAACTTCCGCCTTATCGGAATCGGTATAATCATTTGCCGATAAACCCTTATTTTCGTCTTTATCAAGCTTCTTTTCCGCCAGTTCCTCGGCATATTTTACCGCGCTCTTTTTGGCGTTGCTCACAATTAAATCAATCTCACTTCGTCTATATGTATCATCGTTATTCCTTTTATGCTTTGACAAATTACCAATCATCTTTCTCACCTCAACACAGTATTGCCCGGATACATATTCGGCTTATGCTATCCGCGTTTATAATTTTCAGATACGCAACGGTTTTATTAATATCATCAAATGCTGAAATTTCTTGCCATAAAGCCGTCGGCGATTCGGGGTGGTTTGATAGTGTTCCGTAAAGTTTAAGGTCATCATTGTCACAAGCCCAGCCTATATCGTTTACGCTGCGTTTATTGGCAGAAACACGCGGCATTTTTACTATAACCGTTTCATTCGGCTTTAAAATACGTTCATACACAAAAGAAAAGGTATTTCTTGTTTCACCGCTAAACTGTTCCATATTCGCCGCCCCCGCTCATTGTTTTTATAAGCTGAACCTCTACAGATGTTCCTCCGTCAGATGTTCTTCTGATTGATGCAGAATTAAGCGTTTGATATCCGCTTATTGTCCATTTTGTGCCCATGCTGTCCTCAGCTTCAAATTCAAGAGCATCAATATTCCCCGAGCCGAAAAATTCATCAATATCATCCGTATTCATTTCCTCGCGCATCACAAATGCCAAAACCCATTTTGATGAAGTGCTCTGCTTGATTAGCTGTTCTACAGGCTCGCTGCATTTCAGTATTTTTTCTTTTTTCCCTGCGGTAATCTTTACTTTCATTGTAAAACCTCCTGATATATTTATGTTATTGCATTAAGCTTATCCGACAAAGCGGTCAGATACCTTGCGTATAAAGGCTTGCCGCTTGTAAATTTATCGGCATAATTACTGTTTGTTACATCCGTTTCGCTGTCCGTGTTATTCAAACAGCATATTATATAGTTAAGCGCGTTGTACCTCCACGCGTATACGGTTTTATCCTTGCGTATAGCTATTCCTCGCGGCGGATTAAGCGGATTTCCGTATATATCCGCTTCATATGAACCAAGTATATTTATATTCCTGCCGCACATATCCCCATAAAGCTCGGTGTTATACGGTATTGTTATATCGTCTCTCCCTTTAAAATGTTTAATCACAAGATTTGCATTTCTTAAAAGCAAATTCCAGTCGCTGTATGGTGTACTTGAGGCGGCGGCTCCCGATTCGGGCTTAACCTTCCATTCAAACAGCTCGGGCCTTCTGTAATCGATTGAGTTTGCCGAAGCATATGTATTTCCGTCTGATGTCACCGCATAAATAAGCGTACCGTCTTTTAAATATGCACAGGTAGTATAAGCCGTATAATATCCGGACGTTTTCAGTTCGGTTTTCAAATTGCTTCCCTCTGCCTCTATGTCAGATTTCGCAATTTTTATTATTATATCTTCGGATACATCACTGCTTATTTTGACAAAAAGATAAGTAAAATCATACTCAATCGGATAAGCTTTGGCTTTAATCGTAATAACGCTGCCTTTTCTCGAAAACGATAGTGTATCCGAAGCAGCCCGTCTGCTCGGTGGAGTTGTAAGCTCCGTCCATCCGCTCCACGCCGATTCACCGGTTGTCTCGTTTACTGCTCCCAAACGCAGCATATACGTTGTGCAAAACTCATTTGCATTTGATATTTCGCTAAGCTTTTCGGTCTTAACGGATGAATCTCTTGTTATACTAAATTCAGAAACCTCGCCCGATCCGTATTTTGCTTTGCTTTGTACATAGTACGCCGCATCGCTTTCCGTCATACCCGAAAGCTTAATATACGCGTCCGGGTAATCGTCAAATTGCTGAAAGCGGTATACAAGCTCAGGCTCGTTCGGTGCCGACAGCGCAGAGCTTTCAGACATAGTGGTAAACGTAATGCGTCCGCCTATTTTGTAATACGGGTCAGCGTCCGCGCTGTCGTTTACCCACGCGTAGCAGTACAGCGTATAAGTCGTATCGGGATTCGCGCTTAAGCTGGTTTCAAATGACTTTGCGCTGTCGCTGTAAGGCGGCAGAAAGTATTTAATATCGCCTACAGATACGCAGTCTGTACCGTAATCCGTGCCGGTAAGAACAATGGCATTATAGTTGCTGCTCGAAAAAGCTTTTTCAAGGTTATAAACCCCAACTTTAAAATAATCTCTTCCTACTTCAATAACATCCCAGCTTGCCAATAATCAACACCTCACCCAAACACAGCTACTCCGCCCGAGCCTCCGCCGTTTAAATTCGTAACCGTACAAGACGAAAAGTCCCACTCGCCTTTTGGATAAACCTTATTTACATTTAGGTTATATCCCAAATAATTTACTCCGTTTATATAAAAGTTAACAGCATCAACATTATTGTAAACGCCCCATATACAAGTTGAATCAATCGGAGTTGCATTTCTGGCCGCAAACGGAGAATATAATCCGAAATCTCCTGTTCTTGACCACACTTTTGCATAATACTCTCCCTCAGGTGAATATAATTTAGTACAGAATAAGTTATCTGTATCTATTCTGTCAGCCGATATTGTCCCGTCAGTAATAAGGTCACCGCTTATTTTTACTTTTCCGTCAAGTTCAAAACCGTTTGCGGTCTGTTTAAACACAGAACCAAAGTTTCCGTTTGCTCCGCTCTGCCATTTCTCGCCGTCATAATGCCAATAAAGATTGGTAGATGATTCATAGTATACAACGCCCGTGTCAGCGGTGTTTTTGTTAAACACCGTTACTTCCAGAGGGCTTCCGTAATTCGCCTTTACTATCATTGATATACTGTTTTTTGTCTGCTCTATACTCGATTCAAAAGCTTCTTTTAAATCATTGTTAACCTCTGTAACGGCAGAGGTTATGCTGTCCTCCGTCTGCTCAATTGTAGAATACTTTGAAAGCTCCTTAGTTAAATCTTCTTTTTCAACCTTTGTTTTAATGCTGTCCGACAGCTGAGTGATAACAGAGCTTTTTTTAATCTCGCCGTCAAGCTCATCCTTTGAGACCTTTGTCTCTATTTTTTCCGCTGTCTGCTCTATTGTACTGCTCATCTCGGTCATTCCGCTTTCCAGATTATCGGTTTTAACAACAAGCGTTTTGATACCGTCGGCACTTACCGAGATTTCGGTTTTCATATGCTCCTTTTCCTTTAAAATGTGCGAGCTGAAGTTGTCGTTATCAAGGTTTTCGATACTGTCGGCAAAAAGCCGCTTAAACTTGGCAAGCTCATCGCGAAGCTCAAAAACCTCATTCCTCAGCTGTTTAAAATTCATTTTTGAAACTTCAAGGTCAGACATACAAATCGCCTCCCGGCTCATACCATAATTCCATTCCGTAAAGCTTTACAAATCCATATCCCTCAACATAAAGCCGCACACCCCAGTGAGCCGTCTGTCTCGGCTTAACCCTGACAGGAAGCCTCCCGCGTTTGCCGCCCGACGAATATACAAGATGAGACTTATCCTTATCAAACTCCTCGCCGTCATACAAAAGATAAACTTTAAATTCAGCTCCTTCAGAGACTTCAGCAAGCATTTGAAGCTTCTTTATATGTTTGATATTTGCCGATATTTCATTGCCGTCCTGTCTTGTTGTTACATCTGTTTCAAAGCTCCATTTATGCGCATAATCCCCCGTATCGGTTTTGTATATTTCCCCATCTTCGTTCAGATAATACATACCTTGTGTATTATGGGAAAAAGCAGCAATCCTCCGTGATACCGTCTGCCTTGACCATTGCTCGGCAATAGTGTCATAGGTAAACATATACTTATTTCCGCTTATATCCTCGCAATACAAGATGTAACATCTGCCGTCAGACCCCGCCGCGGCATATCTGTACCCGTCAATATTCAGGCTATAGCTTAATATTCTCGGATTAGAACCTGTATAAAGTTTAACATTATCGTCCGACACAAACATCAGTCGTCCGTCAACCTCCTGTATGCTTCTGAAGTCAATAGCGCCCTCGGCAAATATTTCGTTTATTCTGAAAGGATTTTTTGTATTATAAATCTCCTGCATATAATCGCGTTTAAAGCAAACAACACGCCCGTCATACACGACAATACCCGTAAAAATTCCGTCAGCCTTAGAACTCGCCTGAGAAGCCGATACCCACGCATTGGCCTCATTGTATGACTGCACCGTGTCAAGCGTCCAGTTACAATAATCATTAAATCCGCTTGCATAAACTCTTGTATCATCTACTCCAAACACGCGGCTTAAGTGTACCGCCGCATATTTTAAACCCGGCACGGCAGGGGCGGTCGATACGCGCCAATCCCATTTTGTTCCGCCGTTTTCAAGCTCAACCTCAACATACCGCCACGTCTCTTTTGTTGCCGCATTATAGTAATAATAATTTGCGTTTGCCGTCTTGTCGGGCATAGACGATAACGTCCATTCTTCCAAAGCCTTTTCCTTTTCTTCGTCAGACATATCATCTATGCCGGCTATAATGCTGTCATCTTTGGCTTTTGTAAAGGTTCTTACCGCGGCGTCCATACCGTCGCATTTAAAGTAAGATTCATCGCTGTTCAGTCTGAACTTATATTTTCCGTAATTGCCCGTTTTTTCATCGGTTTCAACGTCTGTATATTCATACCATTTGCCGTCTTTTCGGTTAAAATAAAGCGTCCCGTATTCTTTCGGCTCTATATCCGATTTGTCGGCATAATAACAGGTTCTTTCTGTTTCGGCATCTGTATAAGAGGTTATGTCAAAGCTGTCTTCTTCTATATACATAGCCATTGCCGCCTTATCGGGAAAGATTAAAAGCCGCCGCCTGTAAGAGCCTCCCAAAGGGTCTGTCGGGGTATCGTATACATTAAATTGAACCATACTTCTGTATACGCTTTCATCAAATTCAGACTGCTCGCAAACAAGCCCCGTATAAACCTTTGTGCCCTCATTTTTAATATAGTCAACCCATATTCCGTCACCTTTTTTATAAATACAGCATAAAAAATCATCAAAGCCGTAAAGCGCAACAGGGCAGGAATATTCCGTCAATTTAAGTCTTATGTGTTTGGCGGACGGGGTAAGATACGGTGCGTATGCGGTTGAAATATTTGCCTCTTCCGACAGCATACCCGTATCTATATCCTGTCTGCGGTTCAGACCGCTCCAATTTATTTTTACGGTTTTATAAGACTTTGCCGATTGCGGCAGAGGCATTTGCAGATATTTAAGCCCCTCATCCTCTTTCTTTTTCTTTGCCATAACCACGCACCCCTCTACATCGAAAAAGCCGATTCTCTCTGTTTTATCCATTCTTTAAACGTTTCAATCAAAACGTTATAGTCGTTCAGCCATTTCGCGGCCAAAACATCCTCATTTGCTATCTTATACGCCTCTCCTCTCAGCTTGGCGCGTAAGATATCCGTAAATTCGGGCGGCAGGCATACATTTTCACGGGATATTTCCCCTGTTTCCGATACAGTCTTAAGCTTCGGACGTGCAAAATACAGTATTCTTATTCCGTACGCCTTGGCGTAAGGGCAGTTAAACCCCAAATTCTCTGCGGATTTATAATAGGTGTCATCAAACAGTTTCCCGCTTGTAAGCGTTGTTTTAATAAGCTGTTTTGAACCTACGTATACAGTATATATATCCTCAAATCTTATATTGTCTTCACCCGCGGGGACAGAAATATTGCTCAATTTTATTACATCTTTTTCAATATCCTCTCGCTCAAGGCGAATCTCTCTCTGCTCTTTGATAATCTCGCTGTAAATAAGTTGCTCGGCAGCGTTAAGCCAACCGACATAACTCCTCTCCGAAACAGGATATGCAATATCCGCTTCGCTTATAATATCGGCGATTAAGTCCGCCGCACTTATTTTACCGTCAAACATCACCAAGTCACTTCCCTTCCGCCCCATCTTTTTCCTTTTGATTTATTGTTCCAGTATCTGAGGTATGCCTCCTGCGCCTTTCTGATAAACTCCGTTTTATACGTATCCTGCCCGCTTGTAAAATATAAAATATTGTCAACAATTGCCGCAAGGTACAGCGGACGTATCGGGCAAAAATCATCAATATCATATACAGGTTCAAAGCCTTTGTCCTTATCAAATACAAGCTCACCGTATGAAGCCTCAAGCTCCGTGACAGTATCGTTAAAATAATTAAAAAACCTCCGTTGTTCCACCGGTACAACAAGGTTTACTTTTTCAAAAACTGTTTTTAAATTTATCATCGGACACACCTCCGTATCTATTTTTGTTTGTTCAGCAAGCGCCGTGTCCGAGACCGCTCAAAAAAGCGGTCTCGAAGCGTTTATATTTTACGCTGCGCAGTTATAAAATCTTACACAGCCGCCGGGGTTTGTGCAGATAAGCTCGCCGTAGTTTGCAAGCAAAGCACGGTAAACCGACTGATTTTCTTTAAGGTTAAATATTCCTCCGCCCTGAAGCTCACAGAAGCTCCATTCCTGAGAATGCAGTTCAAGCGCGGTAGTATCAATACCCCACATCTCGTTATCGGGCACAAACTCTTCATTGACGATGTCAACCTCACGGTTGCCAAATACAAATGTTACCGACTTAAAGCCGCCCTCCAAGTCTCTGCCCTCAACGCGAAGCTTGTTTGTCTCAAGATAGGTAACATATTCGTCAAATGCCCTGTCTCCGCAAAGAAGCATATCAACCTTAGAGTTTTTGTCTCTCTGCGCAGTTCTCAATCCCTTTGTTATAAATGAATTTGATATGTCGCTGTTGCAGTCTATAACAGTCGGGTAAAGATAAGGATTATCCGCCTTGTTTACACCGTATATAGATGCAATATTGTTGTCAAATATTGCGCCAAGACCCGTAATCTCACGGTTGTACGAATTTTGAACGGTAATAAAACCTCCGCCCGATTCCGTTCCTTTAGACGCGTCTACGGTAACCGCGCTGATAGACGTATTTGCAGAAGCGCCGTCAAATGTAACCGTATATACGTTCTCGGCGCTGCCGTTTGTCGGTGTAAGTGATTCTGCGGTTCTGGTGACAGACTTTATTCTAAGCCCCTTGCCGTTTGTATCGGGTGCGGTTCCGCCCGCAGCATAAAGGTCAACCGTCAGACCTTCTTTAAGCATCTTTATATCGTTTACCTTTGCCGTAATAACGCCGTCTGAGTATGTGGTAGCGCTGCGAAGCTTACAAAGCACGCCCGTTCCGTTGCCGAAGTACGCGCGTCCGACATTCCACTTTGCCGCCGCATAAGCGCCCTTTATTTCGGTATCAAGTGCGTCAGCCATCGCTCCCGCGCTTCCGGTAAGCCTTACCGCCTTTGCGGATATTCCGATATCCACATACATATCCTTTGCCTCGGTCGTAAATCTTTCAAAGTTTACGCGTCCCGCCTGCGGCGTTGCCATACCCTCTTCGCCAAAGCCAAAACCGCCGGCAAGCCCGATGGGTGCAGACGCTACAATTTTGTTGCCTTTAAGCGTCTTTTTCTTGATTTTTGAAAGGAACGGAGTAGGCTCAATGCTAAGCATATTGTTCCATACGGGTAAGTAGTTTTCTTTCAAGACTTTTTCATAAGTCTTAAGGTTCTGTTCATATGACATTTAAATCTCTCCTTGTATTATATAATTTTAATTTTTTTGCTGTTTTATCTGAAAGCGTGACGCGTACGTTCAGAGGCTTCGTCCCACGTCTTAGGCTTTCCGGGTATATTAAGCGCTGCGTTAACCGCTCCGCTGCTCGCAGAAAACGACGGCACTTGCTGACTGTTTTTAAGAGAGTTTACCCTCTCCTGCTCAATAAGCTTTCTGTAATCCTCATTCGCTTTATATTTTTCAAGAAACTCCTCGGGTGTCATTTCCTTGGGCGGTTCAGGCTCGGGCGTGTTCATCGCGTCAACGCCACGGGCTATTGTATACGCCAAGATGTATTTTTCATCATCGGGAATGTCATCGGACGATAAAGCCTTGTTGTTTGCAATAATGTTGTCAAGCTTAGACCGCATATCCGCCATCCCGCGAAGTTCACTCATTTTAGAAAGTCCCTCAAACGCCTTATCTCGCTCAGCCCTAAGTTTTCCCTCTCTCGCCTGTTCTATATAAGGCGAGATTTCCTTCATAATACCGCCGCGTATATATTGCGCCATCTTTTCGGCATATTCAGCCTCTGCATTTCTTACGGTATTTTCATCCGCAAAAGCAAGCGAATTAATATCAAGTCTCGGGGCTTCAAGCGTTTCCGCAACAATACTCTCCTCCTGTTGCTGTGACATCTGCCTCATTTGTTCGCTCAGCTGTCTTATCTGCTCGGTTAAAGCCGCGTTTTGTTCTCTCATTTGATTCAGCTCACCGCTTGTCCGATTAAGCTCCTGTGCCGCCGCCTCAGCTGTATTTACCGCGCTGTCAAGCGTTTCAGCTTCCCGATTTGCAATGCTTTCCGCACCTGCCGATTGCTCCGCATTTTCGCCATTGCCCACGGTCGTTTCGCTGTTCTCTGTATCCGTGTTTTCATTCCCGCCGTCTGAATTAACCTCTCGGTCGGGCACTGTGTTTTCCCCGGCATTCTCCGGCGTTCCGTTTTCCGCATTATCAAAACTTTCCGCATTCTCTGCACTTTCCGTATTTTCCGTATTGCCGAAGATATCTTCAGCCTCTTTTGTCGCTTCCTCAAAAGTCTTTGCCATAATAAATCATTCCTTTCTATTTTTAATTCTGCATTAATATCAGCTTTCCCATTCTCGCTTTGTCGATCTTAACCGTCACTTTCGCTTTTGTCTCAAGCACCGTATCATCATCACGATAAAACTTAATCAGCGGCTCACCGTCAAGAATCGCAGGCGCGGTTACAAATGCCTCATCTGCGCCGATAAGCCTATCCGTTATCTCATCACCGCCGCCATCGCCGCTGCTGCTGCCTGTGCCGCGGCATTTTGATGTTCTTTAAGATGTTTTTCCAAAACCGCCGCCCATTCGGGTTTTTTCATCTTCAAAATATGAAAGTCCATTTGCAGTATATATCGCATATGTTCTTCAATGTGTATCTCGTGATTATCAAACTCGGATACCTCGGGCATTACACCCTGTTCAAAAAAGACGTTTTCACGCTGAGCCGCTTGGGTATGAAGGGTGTTAAGCGACATTATCTCGCTGTAATTTCCGACCTTCATATATTCAATCATTTTATTCTTTACACGTTCAGAGACACGTCCGTTGCTGTCAGCAAAAAGCCCCATATTATAAGCCTCCATAAACTTTTGCTTCTGCATCTCCTCAGATGTCAGCAGCTCATTTTCGGTCGTAAACTCAACATCGGTGCTGTTTATATCCTCTCCGCACCATACAACGGCTTTGGCTATATCATTGCTTCCCACATACCTGACAATACGCTGTGTATTTGCATATCTTTTGTATATATCAAGCCAAAGTATCGCCATTTTTCGTATACCGTTTCTGATAAAATCACCTGTCATAGAAAGCCTTGTGTTATCTATTTCCATAAGATTCTCTATCGCCGTTCCCGATGTCACTCCCGATGGAGTTGCTCCGTTCACCATAAGCTGAGATGTTCCCGCAACATATTCCATATCCGACTTAAGATTATATCTTTCCTGCATAATCTCAGCGGGAAGGTTACCGTTCGGAACAGGAGTCGGCGGCTGTGAGCCGCGTTCGTATACAAGCATTGCCCCCGGATGCAGACCGTTTGTCTCATACTCTTCTATGTCAACGCTGCCTTCCTGAACATACCATTCATTAAGAACAAGCCTTTTAATATATTCGTGAATTTTATTTATACAGCCGTTTAATGCTCTTTGATAAGGTATTAAATCTTCAATAACCGATTTGCCGTAAAACTGCCCCGCAACCTCGCGGCAGGTAATCTGTATTATCGGAATCCTGTCGTACGGCAGGTCACCGTAATAGGCAAGCTCATCATCTCCTACAACAATAATCATTTTCCCGTGAGGTCTGTTTCTCGTAGGTTTTTCCATATATGTAATAACCTTCACCGCATTTTCCATTGTTCGATGACCTATGGTCATTACCGTGTTTTCCCTTCCAAAGCCTCCGCCCGATGACAGCGGAGTAAGTTCAAACGTCTCAACATCTCCGCCTTCCGTCTTTATCCCGTACAAATCATATACATCATCTGCGGTCTTTACCTGCTCTATAATAACAGAGCGCTGCGCCTCAAGTGTTTCTTTAAATACGCTCTCGGGATAAAGCTCGTACGGAGTAATCAAGCCGTAATCGATATCCCCCTGATAATAAGCCCGTTCGCTTTTATGCTCATTTCCGTTTTCATCAGTTGTTATTACTTCCTCCGTTGCGGCAATCTCGCCCTTGTCTTTATCCCACCAAGACAGAAAGAATACATTTCCGCAAAGTTCGTTCCAATATATCGCCGTATTCTTTTTTGCCTCAAAATCGGTGTTGTTCTGCGCATACTGTAATATGTCGGTAGAAATTTCGGCTTTTGCATAATCGTCAAGCTCGTTTGTTCTGGGTTTTACCTTCATTTTGTACGAAATCTTTTTCAGATTTGCTATTCTCGTGTCAATTAATACCGCAATATTGTTAAAGGCCTCACGTTCCATCCAGTCGTATACAGGCGAAAGCTGTTCGATGTCTCCTCTGTACGGATTTATGTCACAGTACTGATTCCCGACAAGAAAGTTTGCGTTAAGCGTCCATTGCTGTTCAAGCATACCGCGTTCATCCTTGCGCTTCTGCAAGTCTTCCAATACACCCGATATAATATCCTCTTTAAAAAGTGATTTCCCGTCCTCGTCGGTATCGATTATCGGATTGTCGGGTTCTTCGTCTTGTCCCCGTCCGAATAAAGCCGAAAGCTTCCCCTTTATTCCGTCAACCGTAGGGCTGAATCTTATATTCATAATGTATCACCACCTCAGTTTACACGCCGCCAATCCTCAAGAACCTTTTCGTGAGCAGACTTCGGCGCACTCGGCGGCTTAATATGTTTTTTGGGCTGATTACCCATTATTCTGTTGTACAGTTCCCTGCGCTCTAAGTATTGCAAAACGCTTAAAGCAACAATAATACACGAAAAAGCGGCGCATATAACGCATATAACCATTATTTACCCTCCTGTGCTGCGGCTGTTGATGCCGCCTGATTCGACGGCTTCCTCTTTGCCGTATTCTTCGGCTTCCTCTCTGCCGTGTTCTTCGTTTTTTCTTTATCAAGTGCTTTATTGCTTAAATCTGCATCATTTGGTTGTTCTTTTGTGTTATTCTCTGTATTTGACGTTTCAGCCGCATTTTGCGCAATGCTCTCCTCATCGGATTCGGAAGCTTCTATGTTAATTTCAGTCTCCTCACCGATAGCTTCAGCTGTATCCACGGCTTCGTTAATTTCGGTTTTCTCCGCGTCCGTTCCGTCCGCAGCAGTCTCATTTTTCAGCGTATCACCCGCCGCCGTTCCAAAGAAAAGCGCAGGCGGATTACTCATCGCCGTTTTTTTGGGTTCAGTATAATTTTCGACAGCATTCAACGCCTCTGTCAGACAGTTTTTGCATATAATAACGCTGTTTCCGATTTCACTTGACCGCGATATACAAAAGGTATCTGTATTTTTACAGCCTTTCACATCGCACCTTCTTTTAATTTTTTTGATGTACATTAATAAAATCTCCTTCCTTTTGTTCCGCCTGAATTTAAGCGTTTTTCTCTGTATTTCTGCAGCTCTGTTTTTTTGTCGGGATTCTTACTCGGATACATATACTGCAAAACAAAATACCTTAAAGCGTCGGGCAAATGCGTAATATCGTGCGGCTCTGTCATACAGTCAGACGGTTTCTTGCTGTCGCGCTGAAGCGCAGGCAAACACTCAATCAGTTTTTCGCAGCTTTTAAATATTTTAAGTCTGCTTTTACTTTCCGTCCCGGTACCGCAAATTTTTAAAAGGTCTTTTATCGCAAGCCATCCCGTCTCTCTGTCACGGCTTCCCTCGACAAGCGGAAGCCCCGCTTCATAAAATAAATCCGCCTTTGTCTTCGCGCTCTCCTGTGACCTTGCCCATAAGTCAGACGGAGCAACCGTGTACATAATCTTTTCGCCTTGCGAAAGATTTACGATATCCGAGCCGCCGACCGAAATAATCTTGTCGGCTTCGGCGTATTCGCGGTAAATATAAATATCACCAAGCTCGTCCACAGCTGCCCAAAGGCACGCCAAGCAGTCAAGCCCGTAGTCAATTGTGCGGTACTTGCGCCAGTATTCGGGTATTTCAAAGGGTTCAACAACGTGAACGCTCCTGTCAAATTCCGAAAAGTATTGACCGGCAAGCATATCCCAGTTTCCGTCACGCCACGCCTCTCTTAAGCCCTCAGACAGATTGTTCAGCATATTGACATACCCGGGGTCTTTTTCAAGCAAAATCTTATTGTCAAATACCGTCGCGGGTATAAAGGTGTAATCATCCGGCTTTTCACTCGCTTTATACCGCCTTGAAACAAAAAGCCGCTTTACCCATTCATGCCCCACTCCGCCGGGGTTGCAGGTTAAATACATCCGTTTCGGAAAGTCGTTCGCACCGCGCAGGCAGGCAGTCAGCGTTTCAAATTGGTATTCGGTAAATTGAGTTGCCTCATCGATACAAATAATATCGTATTCCTGTCCCTGATATTGAAGAACATCGCTTTCGGCTTTGCAGTAACCGCACTTGATACGGCTGCCGTTTGCAAACAGAAACGTCTTTTCACTCGCCTTGTATATCGCAGCACCCTTTAAAAGTGACATCAGCGTGTTAATATGATTTTCCTGAAGCTCGGGATATGTCCGTCTGAGAAGCAACACCTTTATTCCGTCAAAGCGCAGGCACATCATTGTTATCTTGCGCTGCAAGGCCCACGATTTACCGCCGCCTCTCGCACCGCCATATGCAACAAAACGGTTTTTCGCTTTAAAAAACTGTATTTGCTTCGGATTTGCCGAAGCAATCCCGTCAGACAGTGCATTACTCTGCATATTCATCAAACCCCTCGGGAAGCTTGAATGTTATTTCCGTATTTGATGTTGCTTTGCCGTCTGTCAACGCCTTTTTGTCATAAAGCGTTCCTATTGCCGTGGTAAGCGCTCTGATGTCTTCAATCTTAAGCCGAGACAGCTTTTTCACCGTATCGTTTTTATCTCTGTCGCTCATAACATCTTCATTAACTTCGTAAACCTCATCAATAAGTGCGTCAATTTCGTTTTCCATTTCAATTGCACGGCTAAGCTGCCTGTCAAGCACTCTTAATCCCTTGTCTATAATTTTTCCGGCTCTTGCAGAAAAGTCAGCCCTTTTTTGCTCCCGAAGTTTCACAAATTCATCTTTGTCCTTATTCTTTTTAACAACAAGCTCAACGGTTGAAACAGCGTAGCCAAGCTCTCTCGATGTTTCCGAAAAGTTGTCGGTTACTGCCCAGCTTGACATAATATCGTAAACCTGCTGCGGTTTAAGCTTCTTTCCTCTCGCCATACAATCACCTCGCTTGACACTTTCTCTAATCCAAAAACAAATAATCTATTAATAAGCAAAGTTATAAAAACCTTATATGTTTTCGTTTATCGGGCGCAAGGGCAGCCAATTCAGTTTAAAAATGAAAACGGACAGTTTATCACCGTCCGCTCACTTTGGAGGGAGTTCCTCTCGGAACTTCTATTGACATTCTAAATTATATCATAGGTAAAACGGACAAAACGGACAAGATTAAAGCCATAAGGCTTTTTAAAAAAGATTAAAAATTCAAAAAAGAAAATATCACGGTACGCATACCGTGACCACACAAAAAATAAATTCCGCAACATAATTAATCGCAAGACTTAAAATCCTGACAACATCTTGACAACATTTTTATTGTAAAATGACCCAAAATAGCCTTAAATGAAACTATAGAAAAATAAAAGAAAAACCTTTGAAAACGCCGTTTTTACGACCTTTTCAAAGGTTTTTCCTCTGGTGGAGATATGGGGATTCGAACCCCAGACCTGTTACATGCGAAGCAACCGCTCTCCCAACTGAGCTATACCCCCATCTTCTCATCTCTGTTATATTATATACCCAAAATTAAATTTAGTCAAGTATATTTATATGTTTTTTTGTTTAACGGACTGTTTTTATACAGCCCGTTAAACAAAAATGCTTTATGCCTTTTTCCAATGCGCCTTAAGCCTCTGCTCGGCATTCTTCACCCTATCGGGCGAAGGTGGATTAACATCCTCTAAGCTATAGGGAATACCGAGATTCTCCCATTTAAACTTTCCGAGAGTGTGATACGGTAGAACCTCTACCTTATCAACGTTTGAAAGCGTTCCTATAAACTCGCCGAGAGCGTCCAAATCCTCGTCAAAATCGCTGTGTCCCGGCACAAGCACGTGCCTTATCCACATCGGCTTTCCGATTTCGGAAAGATATCTTGCCATATCAACAATATTATCATTTTCAAAACCGGTTAAGTCCTTATGACGTTCTGCGTTAAACTCTTTTATATCAAGCATAACCAAATCAGTATATTTCATAACTTCATTGAACTTGGAGAAAAACGGCTCTCTGCGGGTAAAAGGTTTACCCGCAGTATCTATAACCGTGTTTATTCCGTGCTCTTTCGCCTTTTTCAAAAGCTCAAGCAAAAAGTCAATCTGCAATAGAGGCTCGCCGCCGCTTACAGTTATTCCTCCGTTGCTGCGCCAGTAGGTTTTATACCTGAGAGCCTTCTCAATAAGCGAATCCGCTGTCACTTCTTCGCCTTTTGTCTTATCCCAAGTATCGGGATTGTGGCAATATCTGCAGCGCATACCGCAGCCCTGGACAAATATTATAAATCTGACACCGGGCCCGTCTGCCGCGCCGAAGCTCTCGGTTGAATGAATCCGTCCTAACATATGGCTTACAGTGAACCGTGGCAGGTTCTTGAAATAACATCAAGCTGCTGCTCACGTGTAAGGTCGATAAACTTAACAGCGTAACCCGAAACACGAATTGTAAAGTTAGCATATTCTTCCTTCTCGGGGTGTTCCATAGCATCGATAAGCTTTTCTTTACCGAAGACATTTACATTAAGGTGATGAGCGCCCTTGTCAAAGTAACCGTCAAGAACATTAACAAGGTTTGTTGTCTGCTCGTTCTCGTTATGCCCCAAAGCATCGGGGTTAATTGTCTGCGTATTTGAAATTCCGTCCAGAGCATACTCATACGGAAGCTTTGCAACAGAGTTAAGCGATGCCAAAAGACCGTTCTTTTCTGCACCGTAACTCGGGTTAGCACCCGGAGACAACGGCTCGCCGCCCTTACGTCCGTCAGGCAAAGTACCTGTAGCCTTACCATAAACAACGTTTGAAGTAATGGTAAGAATCGATGTTGTAGGCTCTGAATCTCTGTATGTGTGGCACTTTTTAACCTTACCCATAAAGGTCTTAAGAAGCCATACAGCGATTTCGTCCGCACGCTCGTCGTCATTACCGTAACGCGGGAAGTCACCCTCAATCTCAAAGTCCTGTGTGATTCCGTCTTCATCGCGGATAGCCTTAACCTTCGCATATTTTATAGCCGAAAGCGAGTCAACAACGTGTGAGAATCCTGCGATACCCGTTGCAAACGTACGGCGTACATCTGTATCTATAAGAGCCATCTCGGCTGCTTCATAATAATACTTGTCGTGCATATAGTGAATTACATTCAATACCTTTACATACACCTTTGCAAGCCAATCCATCATCTTGTCATACTTGGCAAGAACCTCGTCATAATCAAGATACTCTGAAGTAATCTTCGGGAACTCAGGTCCTACCTGAACCTTTGTCTTGCAGTCAACGCCGCCGTTTATTGCATAAAGCAGGCACTTTGCAAGGTTAGCGCGTGCGCCGAAGAACTGCATTTCTTTACCCGTCTGGGTTGCGGATACGCAGCAGCAGATAGCGTAGTCATCGCCCCATACAACACGCATAACGTCATCATTTTCATACTGGATAGAGCTTGTACGAACAGAGATTGCAGCCGCATAGCGTCTGAAAGCTTCTGGCAGCTCTGACGAATAGAGAACGGTGAGGTTCGGCTCGGGTGAGGGACCCATATTCTCTAATGTGTGGAGGAAACGGAAGTCGTTCTTTGTAACCATAGAGCGTCCATCGATTCCCTTACCGCCAACATTTAAGGTAGCCCATACCGGGTCGCCCGAGAAAAGCTCGTTATACGACGGGATACGTGCAAACTTAACCATACGGAACTTCATAACCATATGGTCGATAAGCTCCTGCGCTTCCTTCTCGGTGAGAGTACCGTTGTCAAGGTCACGCTGAATATATATATCAAGGAAGGTAGAAACTCTGCCGACACTCATAGCTGCGCCGTTCTGAGTTTTAATAGCTGCAAGATAGCCGAAGTAAAGCCACTGGCAAGCTTCCTTTGCATTTTTAGCCGGCTGAGAAATGTCAAATCCGTATTGTTCAGCCATTGCCTTGATTCCCTTTAATGCTTTAATCTGGTCAGCAAGTTCCTCGCGGAGACGGATTTCGTTTTCAAACATAGTTTCGCTGTCTACGTTTGCAAAATCCTCCTGCTTCTTTTCTATAAGTCTATCAATTCCGTAAAGAGCAACACGACGGTAGTCTCCTACTATTCTTCCTCTGCCGTAGGTATCGGGAAGACCCGTAACAATCTTGTTCTTACGAATCTTTCTCATCTCGGGTGTATAAACATCAAATACGCCCTGGTTATGAGTCTTGTGATATTCGTTAAAGATTTTGTGAAGCTCGGGATCGGGCTCGTAGCCGTAGGTGCTGCAAGCCTCTTCTGCCATCTTTATGCCGCCGAATGGCATAAACGCACGCTTTAAAGGCTTGTCTGTCTGAAGACCGACAATCTGTTCAAGATCCTTCATATCTTCATCAATATAGCCGGGCTTGTGAGCGGTAAGACCCGTAACGATATGAGTGTCCATATCAAGAACGCCGCCCTTTGCGCGCTCTTCCTTCTGAAGCTGCTGAAGCTTGCCCCAAAGCTTATCGGTAGCCTCAGTCGGGCCCTCAAGGAACGATTCGTCACCATCGTACGGTGTATAGTTTTCGATTATAAAATCACGTGTGTCAATGTCATCACGCCATTTTGAACCCTTAAAACCATTCCACTGTTCAAAATTTGTCATTTAAAAAACCTCCAGTTGTTTTGGCTGAGTTCTGAAAACAAGTTCAGCCAAGCAGTCTAAATTTTCGTCGGATAAACCGATTTTGACTTGTGTTAAAGCAGGCAGTAAGCCGTACCTGTCTTAACTTTTTCATACAAATTTATTGTAGCATTTAATTAATATCTTGTCAAGGGCTTGTTTGATTTTTGTTTGCCGAATCATTAATAATTTTGCGGCTTGCGCGCGGCATAAAAAC